GGGTTCGAGGTTGAGATCAGGCCGCCGCTGATCACGAAGGGCCAGAACAAACTGATCCACGGCTGCTTCGAGGATGTGGCGAGGGCGCGCGTTCCATTCGCCGGGCGCGATGACTGGGATCGCAACGACTGGAAGCAATTCCTGATCAGCGGCTTCGGCAAGGTGAAGAACGATCACAGCGTCGGCCGCCTCATGGAAGGCATCGAAGGTGAGACGATGGTGCTGCGCGACGAAGTGAGCCGCATGCCCAAGGAAACCGCCGCCGAGTTCCTGACCTACATCATTCAATGGGGCGACAGGAAAGGCGTGCGCTGGCGCTACCTGCCCAGCGTTGACGAGCCGGCCCGGTGAAGCGCTCTCGCCCCATGAGCCGAGGCCACGGCTTCCGCGCGCATCCGAAGCGGGCGAAGCGGCCCGAGCCGCTGGTGGCCAAGGCGCTCGGCGTGTCCGTCGTCAAGAAAGGCCCCGAGGAAGACGAGGCGCATCTGCGCAAGGTGCGCGCCCATGGCTGCCTCGTCTGCGGTCGCCCGGCCGAGGCCCATCACCCCCGCGAACTTTTCGCGCGCACTGGCGGCCGGCGGAAGTCCGACTATCTCGCGGTGCCGCTCTGCCCTGAGCATCACAAGGTCGAATACCCCGGCAGCCTGCACTACTTCGGCAGCGCGCGATGGTGGGTGCTCATGGACATCGACGTCGTCGGATGGATCGCGCGGTTCAGCGAGGAAGGTCGCGCCGCGCTCGAACGCTATCCGCCCATCGCTCTACTATAGAAGCCACTCTCAATTCGAGAGAGCCCCTATATTACGTGGCTGTACCCGGACACACATCTCGTGTATAATCTCTCAATCGGCGACTCATGCCGATAGCAGAGAGAAGGATGAAATGACGAAACAACAGAAGAAAGCGCACCTTGCAATTTTGGAAGAACAGAAGCAGTGGCATCAAAAGGTTCGCGATGCCAAGGCTGCGTGCGACGCGACCACCAATCTCGAAGAACTCGCCGAGGCCGCACGCGCCTACCTGCTCGCTCAAGCCGACGTGCAACAGTACGTCTACGGTCGGCGCAATGCCGACTATCTTGCCATGTACCGCCGTCGCGCCAACAGCGAGGAATATCGCAAGACCCTCGCCGTGTTCTGGATGGCGAAGCGCTACATGGACGAGGCCGATGCTGCGACGGGCATTACGCCCGTCGAACAGAAGGTGCGCTCGGAGCGTGATGAAGCCGAGGCCCGCGCCTTCATGGCCGGGATCAACGCTATGATTGAGGGAGGACTGCGTCGCTATGCTTAACACCACGACCATGCCGGCGGTCATCGACTTTTTTGATGCGCCGCCTTTCGACTGGCTGTCGAACTTCTATCCCTGTCTCGTGCGTTGGGATGGAGCGACCTATCGCACAACCGAGGCCGCCTTTCAGGCAGCCAAGACGGACGACTGGGACCACCGCATCCGCATCTACAACGCGACGACGCCCGGACAAGCGAAGGCCCTCGGCCAACGCTACTCGTTCGAGAAGTACAAGGTCGCGATCCGCCCCGACTGGGACGAGATCAAGTTCGACGTGATGCACAATCTCTGCTCGCAGAAGTTTCACCAGCCCGGCTTCCGCGAGAAGCTGCTGGCGACGGGCGGCGCGATGCTGATCGAGGGCAACACATGGGGCGACCGCATTTGGGGAGTCGTCAACGGTGTCGGCGAGAACCACCTTGGCAAGACGCTCATGCGTATTCGCGCCGGGCTGCGCGGGGAGGTTTGCCATGCAGGCTAAGGCCCTAGAGATCAGAGACGAGGCGACCTGCATCCCGGTGCTCTGCGTCAACATGAACCCGGCGATCTTCACGTCGGGGAAAGTCGAGGAGCATATCGGCCAGCGCTACCTGTTGCGCCGCTGCGGCTATCCCTGCGACGGCAGGCCGAACATCCTCATGACGAAGATGTCGGCCGATGGCGAGCCCGCGTGGAACGATCCGCACGGCTGGGCAAGGTCGCGCACCATGTTCCACGCGCACGACTACATCATCGAGAACTGGGCAACGCTCAAGGACGGTGACGTGGTCGACGTGCAGTTCATCCTCGGCGAGACGCAAAAGCCGAAGGTGAGCGAGCGCGTGGAGCATCCGCTATGAGCGAGATCATGTGCAAAGGAACGTGGTCGCTCAAGACCGCGTGCGGAAAGTGCAAACGCTGCCACGACAGCGCGGCGGAATACATCAAGGGCCTTGAAGCAGACTTCGAGATGTACGTGCGTGCGTGGCAACGCGAGGTCGGTAATCACATGCGCAACAAGGCGCACTTGATCGACGCGCTTGTGTTGACGACGCAAGACCTGCGACGCAAGGCCGACCGTTTCGACCGGGAGTTCACTCAGGACTTGCCGAAGCACATCTACGCCGCTCTCTGCGCCCCATGGTTCACGCCATGAGGGTGCAGCAAATGGATCGGCTGGCGCTCTATCTCGCCGGCATGCTGGCTGTCGCGAGCGTCGTGCTTCTCGCGGCAGCATGGGTGACGTCGTGATGGACGACGCCGCCTATCGAAGCAGATTGGCCGTGGCGGGAGTGAGCTTCGACAAACTGGATGGTGCCACGTCACACCAACTGGACTGCATTGGCAATCTCGTCGGCGTCTATCGGACGTCGATGCGAGAGCAAAACCCCAGCCGCTACCGAATCATGGAAGCGGCGCGACAGAGAGGAGTAACCGTTACCGTGGACATTTTTGAGAGCAAGGAACAGGCCGGCGAGCGCGCGATGCTCGAACCGGCAGCGCCGACATGGTTCGGCCGCACGTCCGATCACCTGCCGGCGCTGACGCCTGAATGGTTCAGGGCAGCCACGACGCCGCGCACGCACGACCCTCAGTCGGGCACGCCGATCTACGCCCTCACCCCGCCGCGCCCGAAGACGCACGGCTGGACGGGCCTGATCGTGATCGCCTTCATCATCGCCTGCGTCGCAATGGCGACCTACCCTCTTTGGAGATAGACAATGGACATCATCGTAGACATCGACGGCACGCTGGCCGACCTGACTCATCGGCTGCACTTCATTCGTTCGCCGGGGATGAAGAAAGACTGGCCGGCATTCTTCGACGCCTGCAGCGGCGACAAGCCGATCAAGCCCGTGATCGAGATGGTGCACTCGCTTCGCGTAGGCTTGCCAACCGCAGCGCGGCTGGTCAATCGCCTGATCTTCTGCAGCGGTCGCCCCGAACGCACACGCGAAGCGACGACGGCATGGCTCCTCAATCAAAATCTGATTGCGAGGCTGCCGGCGAACAAGGACGCCCACGGCCATCCGCTCTACATGCGCAAGGATGACGACTTCCGCGAGGACAGCATCATCAAACGGGAACTGCTGGATCGCATCCGCGCTGACGGGTTCAATCCGACACTGGCAATCGACGACCGCAAGCGCGTGGTCGATATGTGGCGCTCGGAAGGGATCGTCTGCGCGCAGGTCGCAGAGGGAGAGTTTTAGTGGCACTGTCCATCCTCGCGATTGCGCCGGGCGACCGCCGCAAGAACTTCATCGACGTGATGGAAGCGGTTCAGCACGAGATGGATAGCCGGCCGTGATCACACCGGCATGGGCGACCATGGCTGAGTTCGAGGAATGGTGGAAGGCAAACGTCATTGCCTTCAACCGTCTCTCGATCACCGACCCTCGCGAATGGGAGCGCGTCGCCCGTGCCATCGAAGCGTTCCAAGCCAAGTACAACGGAGAGAAGACATGACTGAAAAGACCATCGTCGAACGGCTGCAATTTGCCGAACGTGTTCTCGTTGGCACGGCCGACGACATCGTCGCGCTGGCCAAGGACGCACGCGAGGAGATCGAAGGTTGGGAGCGCTCGTTCGATCTCTACTGGAAGGCGATCCAGCGCGGCACGACGGCGTGGCGTGAAGCCCACCCCGGCAATGATCTCGTGCTGCCCGACACGGCCCATCTTGTTGAATGGCTCGTGGGCGAGGTCGCCAAGCTGGACAAGATCGAACGGAATACCCCGGCCGGGGAGGAGACATGACCAACCGAGAGAGCGACGTCACCCGCCTGACGATTTTGGCGCTTCTGCTGATACTGGCCGCGTCTATCCTGTCGACGTCCCCGTTGTTGTGGAACGCTCGATGAACCGCCGCGCGTTCCTTCTCGGCACCGCCGCAGTCGTGGCGTTGCCCGCCGCCAAGCCGTTCGTGTGGGAACACGTCGGCGACGCGAGCGTCAGGGCATCGCATGCCGCGCTCCTCACGACGCCAGCAGACACGGCCGCCTTCGATGCCGCCGATGCGTTCGCCTACGCGATGCAGGCAACGATGCAGGCAACGAGAGTGCCCCCTGCCCTGATCTCGTGGATCGACCCCAAAATCTACGACATCCTGTTCAGCCCGAGCGATCCGTGCAAGGAAGTGAAGTTTCCCGAGCCGATCATTTTGCGACGTTCCCGCTTTAGAACCTTGGAAGGATAGACCAATGACAGTCGACGAACTCAATCAGCAGATCGCGTGGACGACACCTCTCGGCGGGACCGTCATGGTCCCTCCCGACATGGTGTGGGACAAGCAAGTCTACCTGCAGCGCGGCGTGCGCCTCGCGATGCCGAGCGTGCCGACCTACGACTATCACAAGCCGGGCCTGATCAAAGGCGCGGTGCACATCGTATGGGGAGATGGCCCCGGCGCATCGAGCGATCCGAATCGGGCCGCGATCAAAGCCGAGGCCGGCACGATAGTCGACGGCATGGGGTTCGACTATCCGAATCAGAACATGCTGTCGCCGACGCCCATCGAGTACGGCGCGACGATCCACTGCTACGATCCGGGCATCAACCAGTACGGTTGCGCGATCACCAACAACGATTTCGGCAACGCCTACCATGCGGTACAGGCTCGCCAGATTCCCGGCGTGATCCAAGGGCTGAGCAACTTCGTCATGACGGGCAATCAAGGCTTCCCGATCAAGACGGCACTCTCCATCGACGGTGTCACCGACTGGCAGACGGTCGCGCACAATCGCTGGAATGTCGGCTTCGATGATCCGGGGCTCAAGTCAGGACTGCCTGCATGGTGCGCCGCCAACGGCATCTCGCTCGATCTTGGCGGCAACGATTGGTTCCAGACAATCGACTGGCAAGTGTTCGGCTACCACGAGGCGGTTCGCATCACTGCCGGCGTCGGCTACACGGGCGGCGGCCCCTACACGTTCGACGCCTGCCAGATGGATGGCTGCTACCGTGGCATCAACCTGATTGGTGCCATCGGCCATCCGACGACGATCAACAATTGCAGGTTCGCGCCCTACCAGTGGATCGACTGGGAGAGCCCTGACCCTGCAGTGCGCGCGGCAGCCATGGGCTGTTCGGTCGCCGCCGTGAACGCGGCCGTCAACGGCATCGTGATGATCGGCACCTACACGTTCGGCCCGGCCGAATACGCCCTTTGGGCCAATGCGGCGAGCGACGTCCAACTGATCGGCAATCGCGCCGTATCGAGCGGATCGGGCGGCGCGGCTTTCGGGGCGATGACCTGCAAAGGCGTGCAGGCCGCCTTCAACCGCTCCACCGGGTTTGCATCGGGCACCATCGATGTAGAGGGTTCGACCGGCGTGCAACTCGGGCCGAACCAGTAGCCACGAACGAAAAACGCCGCCGGACTGAGGGGACCGGCGGCGCTTCGTATCAGGGAGGATACACCTTGGCGTCTTTGGGGCCGCCAAGGCTGCATCATAGCTCAAGGGCAGGCGGCTGAAAAGCGTGCATTGATCCTGCGAATGCGCGCGATGGTGTCCGGGGAATCGGTCGCGTGGAACTTCACCGGCATGTCAGGCCGCAGCGCCTCGCACACCGAGGCATTGTCGGCCGGGGCGACCATGGTGGAGCACCCGGCGATCCCGAGGCTACAGGCCACGATCCAGATTGTTCGGGTCATTGGCGATTGCCTCCGGGCTGTCGACGACGGCCGCCGCCGCCTTGTTCGCCGCCGCGATCCGGCTGAGCCCGTCCTGCAGGCTCGCCCGGATCGCCAGCGACGCGCCCATGTCGACCAACTTGGCGTCATGGACGGCGTCGGCTATGGCCAGCGCCAGCTTGATGCTGTTTTCCAGCAGCGCCAGCGCGGCCAGCGGGTTCACTGGAGGGTAAACTGCCCACGGATGGGCACACCTGCCACGGCGGGGCCGGACGCGCCCAGCGGGGCGGATTTGGCCGTTACGGCGGCACAGATGGCGGCTGCAATGGCCTCGGCCGTGTTCAAGGCCGGATTATTGGCCGCGATCAGGCTGGCCACGGTCGTCGCGGTCGGCAGGAAGGCGCAGGCGGCCACGGCGGCGGCCTGTACGTCCTGCACATTCAGTGTCGTGCCGGACGTCGTCACGCAGCCCGGCAGCCCCGCTCCCATCGCTATGGCCGCAACCGCCGCGAGGAGCGTGCGGACGCGGCTCACGTGCCGCCCCCGTCGTTTTCGTCGGGCTGCGGCGGCTGCTCGGGCTCGTTCGGCTGGACGGCCAGCGCGCGGGCCGCGTCGACCGCCACGATGACTTCCTCCATCGCCTTGTCGATCATGTCCTCGGGAATCATCGAGCGCTTCCACGAAGACAGGTTCGCTTCGAGGAACTTGTGAAGCGCCTCCTTGCCGGCGACGATCTCCGCGCCGGTCACTTCCGCTGGTGTCTTAGCCATTGCCCTTCTCCTTCGTTCCCTCAATGGGCGTCCACCGACCAACGATCTCGGCCGGGATGTCAGGCAGGGGAACGGTCTGCCCGGCAAGCTCGTGTGTGCAGTCGCCGAGGTACTGGATTTTTCCCTCGCGCAGGAAGTAGTGGCAAACCTCAGTCTTGCCCGCCCGGCTCGATCCCACTGGAAACGGCCCGTTCGTGATGTTCATGCTCGGCGCGAACGTAGGCGCTTCAATGTTGCCGTCGAAGCTCCACTTCGCCCCGTTGCTGAATGGAGCGTCTACGGCGAAGCCATGAACCTCGCCGCAGGCAGGACACCAATGATTGATCGTCGGCACTCCATGCCAGCCTTCGCGCCGCACGAGCTTCGCGCCGAGCCAAGACTGGCGGAACGTCACGCAACATGCCCAGCAAGCTCGGCATCGCTGCCGAACAGGTCGATCACCCAGTAGTCCGACCCATAGACCGAACTGCCAAGGTAGGCGTCGGGGATGTAGCAGTTCCCGTTCACGCCCCAGTCTTCACCCCACGAGTTGCGCACGGTGAAGTAGCCCGGCTTCTGGCCGTAGCCAAACGCTAGCATGCAGTGTCCGCCCACGAGCTTGTCGCCATGCTCGGGCATCGGCACGACGCCGGTCCTCTCAACGATGCCGCTCTCGAAGCTCTCGTAGACAGAGATGCCAACGATGACCGGCGAGCCCGAGGCGATAGCGAGCTTGATCGAGTTAGTGTCGACGTTCACTCGACGATAGGTGAGCGCCTTGTACTGCGCCGCATCATCGTAGAGTTCTGCCGGCGGCTCCTGCGACCACTTCTCCGTGTCGTAGGGCCACAAGTCCTCGTGACCAACGCCCCTTTGAGAGAGCACCTTGATCACGTCGCGGATTTGCGCGCCACTGTCGCTGCGCACCGAGTTCTCCGACTTGCGGCTGTCGTAGTAAAGCTGCAGGCGCGACATCGGGAAGTCGTAGGTGGTGCCACGCTTGATGATGTGGAAGCGCGCGGCTCCCGAGACGCCGTGCGCAGTGCAGCTTCCGATGGGGCCTTGATTCATCGTCGGCGGCATCCACGGGCCGAGATCGGCGATCAGCGGCGGCGGCGCGGCCGACATGCGGCCGAGCATGATGTCACGATGGTCCTTGATGTCGGGAAGGCACCCGTACCATGCCGTCATCACTCGACCTTCGGCACGATGGCGTTGCTCGTGTCCAGCGCGGCGGCAACGACTGCGGGCGACGCCTCAGTTCCTCGTGTCGTATCGACCGAGACTTCCGCGCCCTTCACGGTGGCGGCCGACTTGAGCAGAGCCGGGTCACTGTTGGCCGAGCGGTCGTGAATAATCTTGATGACAAGCGGGATGACGACGAGAAGCGCCTGCACGATCTTGATGAAGTTCGACGTCTGATCGGCCGGCAAACCGATCTGCAACAACAGCGCGGCAATGGGACCGCCTGCCGCGAACAGCGTGGTCAACTGCGCCCAAAGTTGATCGTTATTGCCCATGAGCGTTTTGAACATTGAGTTCCCCTTCGTTTCTTACAGGCCGATAGCCGCCCGCGTCGCTGGGCCGACGATGCCATCGGCTTGCAAGCCATGATACTTCTGCGCCTCGCGGATTGCACTCGCGGTTTGCGGGCCGAAGACGCCATCGTCGGAGATACCGAGCTTGCGCTGCAGGGCCGCCACATCTGCGCCTGAGCAGCCGATCAGCATGGTGCGAGGCGTAGGAGGGATCGGCGGGAACGATGTCCCATCGCTCGACAGGTGCGGCATGAAGTAGGTCATGACCGTGTTCTCAATCGCGATCAGCGACTCCGCATAGTGCGGGTCGGTGGCGTAGCCGGCGCGCTGCAGCGCCTCGAAGAACGCCGCATCGCCTTTGCCGTCGAACACGCCGGCATCACGGTAGCGCTCGTTCTGGCTCAGGAACGCGAGATGGTCGGCGATGCAGGCGGCATAGTCCGGGTAATCCCGAAACCAGTCGTCCTCCTCCTCCCACTCACCGGCCAAGAACTCGCGCGTGCGAACCTTGACCTTCGCGCCGGTCCAAGCGTGATCGGCCTTGATGCCGAACAGGTTGCAGTTGCCGACGCGGCTCTGGCCCCAGCCGCTTTCGAGCGCGGCCTGCGCTACGATGGCGGCCGGCGACACCTTGAGCTTGAGCGCCGTAGCCTCGGCCGCCGTCAACATCTGCGCCACCCACACTAGTTCGCGCTCCAAAGCGGGATCAGCAAATGGCGAGGCAACAATCCACGTCGTCATGATTTCTTCCCTTCTGCTGCCGCTCGCTCTGCGCGCGATTCTTCGATCTTGCGGTCGATCATCTGAAACAGCGTGGCGCTGTCCTTTACATTCAGGACAGACAGCAGGTTGAACTTCAAGTCCATCATCTCGCGAAGATGATCGAGATCGCTCTTTGTCTTTTCCGCCAACCGCGCCGCCATGTCGGCGGTGTGCTTTTCCAGCTTGTCCGCAAGATCGGCGACCTGTCGTTCCAGCTTAGTTGCGAGATCGTTTGTCTGCTTCTCCAGCCTAGTCGTGAGATCGTTGTTCTGTCTCACCATGCTCTGACGAATGGACACCAGCGCCACGATGCCGGCGATAATGACGCTTACCAGTCCGATGATGGTATCGAATGGCATTCAAAGCCCCCGTTCCATGTCACTTGCGCTTCACCGCCGGGATGACCGGAGCGTCGCCATCCTGATCGGCGGCCGGCTCGACTCCCAAGCTCGTCAGGATGCGATTGAGCGTCCGGAATGTCTGCTTTTGGTGGTCGCGGATTTCCTGAACGTCTCTTTTCAGAGCCCCGACATCACTGACAATCGTGTTGTAGGTGACAGCAGCCGCGATGATCATGGGGATCACGATGACACCCCCCACCACGATGTCGCGAACTGACAGGCTCATGTTCGCAAGGTTGCCGTTGCCGTTTCCATTGACGTTTGCCATTGCTCTTGGCCTTTCTTCCCCCCGTTCTTGAGAGAGGAGCCGCCTGCCGCCGAAGGCAAACACCCCCGGCGGCAGAGGGTCCGCGACCCCCGCCCGGCAAGCCCTGAAGGGTAAGGGCCGCAAGGTAGCTCCAGAATTGACGTAGATGGCCGCCAGAGGGCGACCGGGCGGGAGGCTATCAGGGTGCCACCCCAAGGGACGGCACCCGCGCCAGCCTCACCACAGGCTCAGGCCGGCGGCGTCCAAGTCGACGGCGGCGTGTAGGTCCAGAAAGGTTCGACGTTGTCCGGGCAGACGATGAACATCGCCTGTACCGTGGGGTTGAACGTGTTGTAGGCGGCCTGATCGGCCACCTCGACAACGAGAGTGTTCACAACGCGAGCGTACATGGTCATCCCAAAATCTCCACTCCGACAAAGCCGACGCCACCGCTGCCAGCGCCACTTGCACCGTAGCCGCCGCCGCCGGCAATGCCAGCGGGCGCACCAAGAGTACCGCCGCCGCCACCGCCGCCACCGGGACCACCGGGGCCAGAAACGCCGGTGCCCGAGTTTTCGGCCGAGCCGCCGCAACCGTAGCCGGATGGCGTCACGGCAATGCCGACGCCATACCCGGAGCCCGACGAGGCTAGAACGGAGTATGATGCAGGGACGCCCGGAAGTAGGCCGAGCCCCCAGCCGTCGATGCAATTCGAGCCGCCGACGAGATAGCCGGCAGATGACCATCCCGCTCCCGCCAGTCCGACCGCCGAGAAGCCATCGCCGAAGCGATTGCCTGCGGCACCACCGCCGCCGCTCGCATTGCCAGTGCCGCCGCTCGTGTTGATGCTGCCGCCCGAGCCCGCGCCGCCAACGCCGCCGTTGTAATTTCCACCTGTAGCAGAGAGGATGCCGCCGAAGGCCGAAGTTTGGCCGGCGGGACTTCCGCTATTGCCGACCGTGTAGGCGTAAACCTGTCCCGGCTTCACTGTCAGCACGATCTCGGAATAGCCGCCGCCGCCGCCGCCTTCCGACGCGCCGCCGCCGCAGATGAACGGACGAATGCGCGTGACGCCCGCCGGTACGGTGAAGTTGCGCGTGCCCGGCTTCGTGTCGAACAGAATGATTGACGACTTGAACGCGCCGCCATTCGACGGCAGCGTCGCCGTGCCGGGGAGTAGGCCGCTTATGACGTTCGGATCACGGCCGATGTCGATCCCGTCGTTGTAGATCGTGCCGATGCCGCCGGACGGCGTCGAATAGGCGTTGTTGAAGTAGAGCCCGTTCGTGCCCGCCACGGGATTGGCGCTGTACGAGCCGGGGCCTGCATTGACCGAATAGGCGAGCCCGGAAAATCCTTGCGCGAGCGCAGGCTGCCCGACGCCGACGACGGCCGTCGACTCCACTTTGGAAGCGGCGAAATACGTGCCCTGCGATCCTTGGTTGTCATAAGCAAAAAGTGCCGTGTAGTCGCCGACCACGGACGGCGTTGCCGGATGCCCGGTCGGCGGGCTCGTTCCCGTATAGAGGCCACCACCGCCGCTTAGGCATCCCAGCGCTACGCAATCGGTGCCATTGTAGTTGACCGCACCGAACGCGGTGATGCCCTTGCGCTGATAGGGACCGACGACGCCGAGCGACGCATCGGCCAGACCGATGCTCAACCACGACGCATATGTAGGCGAAGAAAGAGAGTGCCCATAACACGGCACAAGCAGAACGATAATCACATCGTTCACGAGAGCGGCGTCCATGTTGTAGTTTAGGTAAGTCGCCGTCGATCCGCCGATAGAGGAGTTCGTTGCGAGGACAACGCCGGCTGTCGAAATCCTGCTGCAAACGATTGAAGGCGACGACAGCCCGAGGAACCAGAATTGGATGCCGTCAGAAAGTACCTTGAACTTGGGAGCGACAGACGCCGATCCTCCGATTGTGATGTTCGCAGGCGTCCCCTGAACGGCTCCCGCATTGCTATAGACGCCGGACGTTGCGGTAGTCCCATGAGCACCGGCAACAGAATAGAAGCCGGTCATCGTGGCGATCTGGACAAGCTGCCCAGCCGCCGCGCTAGACGACGCCGTGTTCGTCGGACCAGCGACAGCCGCGCCGCCAACCGTGACGACGACGTGATTGATGCCGGCAGTGCCGCCAGCCGTCGCCGTGCCGTTGAAGGCCACGACGATGTTGCCGCTCGAAAGCTGCGCCATCGCAAGCGACACAACGGTGCCCCCAGCAAGCGTCTGGATGTTCGTCGGCGCGACGATCTGGACGCCGGCATTGGTGTAGGTCGCGAACTGGACAGACGTGCCTGCGCTGGACTGGAAGGCGATGGCGAAACCGCCGCCCGACAAGGCGCAAAGTCCGAACAACTGATAGTTAGCCGGCGACGGACTGTAGGCGAGGCCGATATTGATTGGGCCGGCGAGGATGTTCAGGCCCGCGTCGAAGATCGTGAAGTATGTGTTGGTGGCATTGTAGGCGGCGACGAACGTGCCGTTGGAAAGCTGCGCGAGCGCTGACGTGAAGTAGGTGGCGCCCGAAAGCTGCGCCGTCAGCGTCACGCTACCATCGGCCGGCGGCGTCTTGTTGACCTGCAGCCCTTGAGCGTTACCCGCCCCCGGAAAGAGCGTGTAGACGTTGCCCGCCCGATCTCTCGCCATCGGAATGTACGAGCCGTATTCCACGTAGTAGGACGAGAACTTCGTCTCGGGAACAATCGGTCCAGCACCGATGACAGCATAGTCCGTAGTCGCGACGGGCCACGCCTCGTTGCCGGGGCCGCCGATCTCGACGAGCGAGTTGGCCGCGATGGCGGCATAGCCCGCCGGGACGTTCGTGATCTGGCCGTTCTTGATGGTATTGGAAAGCGCGGTCATTGCGGACTCCAGTCAGTGCCGGTCAAAGAGTAAACCATGTCGAACCCGTTGACGTTCAACGCCTGATTGCCGGCGATGCCGTCGATGGTGCGACCGTTGGGATTGAGCGTGACATTGTTGAGGCCCATCGCGAAGCCAACATCACGCAGTTGGTAGTTGTCGCCGTTCGAGGCCAACAATTCCATCGTGAAGGTGAAAGGGCCGCCGCGACTGTCGAGATCGTAGAGGCCCGGCGGATAGGTGCCGCTCGTCGTGATGTAGATCGCCTGCCCGGTGAAAAACGTCGGGATCGGCGGCACCGTCAGCCAGTAGTCGCCATTGACGTCGCAGTTCACCGTGATGCTCTGCCCGGACGACAGCGTCACGGTGCCGTTGATCAGGCCATTGAGCTTGCGCCCCGTGGGAACGCCGACCGTGTCGGTGTAGACCGGATCGCCGTTGATGATCGTAGTCCACCAACCGTTCGCGACCGAGCCCAGCGTCGGCAGCGTGTCCACCATGTTCGCGCCGATGATGGTGTTGTTGCGAACGCGCACCTGCCCGAAGTCCGAGCGCGTGTAATTCTTCGTCGTGCCCGTGACGTTGGGATTGACCGGCACGAGATTGGCTTGGCTCTGCCACACCGCGCTCGCCGCGTTGCCGGTCGTGGTGCACACCCAAAACGCGCCGTCCGTGCTATCCCAGCAGAGCGACGGCGACGATGCGGCCGTGGCCGCGACGCCAGCAACATGACCGTTCGGATCGCCGGCCCATACTTGCTGGAAGCCGAGGAATTGCCAGTTCGATCCACCCGTGTCGGGATCGCTCGTGTTGGCGTCGATCAGCGACAGCCACCAACCGAGGCCGCCAGCCGCCATGATCACGGCACCTTGCGGATAGCCGCCAACGATGGACGAGAAGGCAGCACTGTAGGGCAGCGGGCCGCCGGCATTGAGCCACTGCAGCCACACGCTCATCGAGTAGAGCACACCGTTCATGTCCTGCCCGAATGGCGCAATGCCGCCGCTGGCAATCGGCTCCATGTTCACGCCACTGAATCCGACGTGCCATGACGCGCGTCCCGGCGTGACCGTCGTCGGCGGGATCGTTGAACGGGTAGCGCCGCCGGCATCGAGCGCGAACGGCACCGAGATCAGGGTAGGGATGTCTGCAGCGTTCATACTACGGGCTCACCACATAGGAGACTGCCACGCCGGTCGGGCGAGGCAAGACATTCGAGGTTTCGATGATCGCCAACTCGACCTGCGTCGGCTGGAAATTGAACGTGTAGGTCATGGTCATATCCTGACCGTCCGTCACGTAGCACGGGCCGCGACCGGGAAAGAGAAGCTGCAGCACGCGATTGATGCCGGGGATCGAGCCGTAGGTGATGTTCGCCAGCGCCTTGGCGTAGATCAGGATGCGATAGGCATCGTCCGACAGGATGAAGTTCTGTGTCGTGTCCTGCCCGTTGAAGAACGGGGACACGTTGAAAGGATCGAAATCCGGCGCTCCCTCGTGGAAGCCGAAATAGCGCGAGTTCACCTTGAGCGCCCGGCTCACCACGACGATGCGGCCCCACACATCGAGGCCCCAGCCCTGAGCCGTCGCCACGTTCCACACGAGATTGTAGAAGCGATCGATGTTGAGCGTCGGGTCGACGGAAGCGGCATAACTTTCCAGCAGCGACAGGATCGTGTTGCTGTTCGCGTACTGGCTGATAACGGTGGCTTCCCAGTCGAACGGAGCCGTCATACGAACACCACGTTGATGCAAGCCGGCGTCAACGTCGGCACCTGATTGATCCGCACGCCGACCGACGTCAGCGTCGGAGCCACCAACTGCACGCTCTCGCTGGCGAAGCTCTGGACGATGCTCGTCTGATAGGTGCCGGTGCTTCCGGCCGAGCCGGTGAGTTGCGACGAGATCAGCGTGCCCTCTGTCACGGTCGACGTATTGTCGAACACGAACTGGCCAGCCGCAGCCGTGCCGGTGATCGCCGTCACGTTCAGCACACTCGACATGGCCGTGCACGACGCGGCCGTCGCCGACGTGGCGACGCTCGTGACATAGACGCCCGTGCCGCCCGGCGTGCCGCTCGTCTGCGAGAGGATGGTGGTGCCGAGCGTGATGCCCGCGCCCGCGATGATGTCGCCCGCCGAGAGATAGCCCGAGGAGATCGCTGACACGGTGAGGTTCGTGCCCGAACCCGTTGCCGTGAAGGCTGAGCCCATGGTCGCGGTCGCGGTCGCGGTCGGAGCGTTCTGTGTTCCCAGCAGGAGCGAGATGATTTCAGCCCACGTGCCCAGCGCCAGCACGGGAGCATAGAACCGGCTCGCGAAGACGGTCCCGCCGATGCGTGCGCGCGAGCCACCATCCGCGCCGGCAAAGGCGTTGATGATGGCGTTCTGGATCAAGGCCGTCGCATTGGCCGGCACGAACGGGCTGTTGGCAATCGTGACGGTGAAGGCGAACGGCAGGGCCGGCGGCGTCTCATAGATGACCGTGTAGGGCACGCCGGGCGGCGTGTACTGGACGCTCGCGTCGTACACCGTGACCGTCGTGTTGCCCGCGTAGTACGGGCAGCCGGGCGCTTTCTTGTTCCAGATGGCCGTGGCCACGTCCGTCGAGTCGCCGCCGACCGCCGCCACGTAGAGCGCGTTCGGCCCGAGGACGACACCGCCAAGGTTCATCGTGCTTGCGCCAACCGTCTGCGAGTGATTGACCGTCCATGACGTGCCGCTGCCGCCCGTGATCACGGTCCCGCTCTGCACCGCAACGCCACCGGACGAACCCGTGACCGTCTGGCCGATTGCGATGGTGCCGCTCAGCACGCCCGTCACCGTCAGCGTCGTGCCGGAGATGTGGCCTTGGATGACGGCGCTCGGCGTGGCCGCCACATCGAAGGCGTTCGGATTGTCCGTCGCATAGGCGTCGAGAACGCCGGACACCTTGAGCACCGATCCGAGCACGGACGGCAGGAAGCCCACGGAGTTCGCGGCAACCGACTGCTCGCGCCGGAACTCGAAGGCCGCGCGGCTCTCGACGTCGTTGCCCAGCACGCCGTCAGCCGGATTGTTGATCGTGTTCCAGCCGGGAACGATCCGGTAAATCCGGTTCAGCGTGTTGGACGGGCATGGAATCGGCCCCGTGACCTGACATGCGAATTGCAGCGTGATGTTGCCCGAGAGCGGGATCGTTCCGCCGTCGACGGCGTAGTAGATGTTCCCATCGGTCGCCTGCGCCAGCGAGCCCGGCGGGATCGTAACTCCGATGTCACCGATGCACAGACAGGACACCACGGTCGGCTCGGCCGGCAGCCGCGACAGAAAGTAGATGCGCGCGATGGCGTCCTGCATGCGACCGCTCGCGAAAGCCGGGTCGACACTGTTGGCCAGTTCGCAGAACTGATCGTTCGCATTGCCGATCACCGCCGTCTCTGTCGACGCGAGTTGACCTTGTGGCGTTGGATTGACCGGCGTGCCGAAGTTGAGCGTCGTGTTGAAGGCCGCGTTGAAGTCGGCCTCGACGCCCGCAAGGATGTCGGACTCAAGCGGCGGGTCGAATCCGGTATCGGTGAAGGCTGGAACGGGAACGGCTGTCGGCATTTAGAAACTCGCTACTCCGGTTTGGCCTAGACCGTTGGTGATCTGGACTTGGCCGGTCACGCGCCGGCCCTCGGTGCTTTGGATGAAACACTGGGCAGAGGCCGTGCCCGGCACGAGCAACGCCGCCTGCACGAACTTCGCCTTCATGAGCGCGGCCGGCGGCAAGCGGCCGAGGATTTGCTGCCAGTAGGGAACGCCGCGCCCGGTGTTGTACCAAAGCTCGCCCTGAAACAGACGAAGCTCGCTGGCCGCATCCTGCGCCTGCGCATAGAGCCCGGTCGCCACGGCGATGTTGCCGCTTTGATTGAGCGTCAGGTCCCATGATTGTAGATCGAGCAGAAGCGTGTCCATGTCCTACCCTGTCGGCGTGTTGGTCGGCACTTCCGTATCGCCGTGGCTGTCGTTGCCCTGCGTGTGGGTGTGCTGGCTGACGGTGTGCGTGTTGAACGCCTTGACTTCCTTCGTCGCGGTGAACGAACCGTCCTGCGTGATGTCGCCCGTGATGTTGCCGGTGCCACTGAACTCGAACGATCCGTTGAGCTTGAATAGCGGTGTCGTCATCTCGATCTTTCCCGACTTCATGTCGATGATGTTGCTGAACCGATCCGTCAGCTTCATCCCGTTCTTCGTCAACTCGACGGTGTTGCCGTTCGTGTCAATCAGCGTGATGCCGTCCGGCGTCGCGAGATACTTGTTGCCGTTCTTGTCGATCAGTTCGAGGCCGTCGTGTCTGTAGCGCAGATATTGATCCGGCTCGTCGGCAAGCAAGGCGTCCTGATACATGCCATCGGCGAAATCAAAACTGCGGAACGAGCCTGCGTTGGCGATGTCGCCGCTTTCCTTCACCGCCGAGATGTCGCGCATGGCGACCGACATCACGCCGATGTCTCCTTCGACCGGGTCGTTGATAATCGCGCTCTTGCCGCCCTGCCGGCGCGAGAACGGGATGCGCTGAATGATACCATGCGGGCGCGCGTTGCCGACGCCGTCGTACTGATTGACCATCGGCTGCACATCGACGAAGCCGGCCTTGCCGACGATGCCCGTGCCATCCGCGCCGACCTTGTTGCCATCCGCATCGTAGACCGCCACGACCTTGACCGGCAGGTTCGTGGCCTGCTTCGACATCATGCGCTGGACGATGAAGCGGATTTGCTTTTCCAGCGTATTGTTGGTCTGCGGCTTCTTCTGCAGATAGCCAGTGCCTTTGTCGTCAGCCACTAGGCACCGTCTCTGGATAGTTGGGATCGATGCAGCTTAGCGTCATGAACCATTTCCCGTGGTTCACGTTGGAGTCCAAGTCCAACTCGATCTTGTTCGTCGCCCACTCGTTGCTCGCGCCGACGAGATCGCTCTCGACCTTGAGTCGCTTGCCGAAGTCGATGCCCGGCGTGAACAGCGCCTTCACGAGAATGCCTTCGGCCGTGTAGGTCGGATAACCGACCATAATGCTCTTGCGCGAGATCAGCGGGATCGACGTCGTATCGCGCGAGCGGTTGCGCGGCCAGATGGCGAGCACGCCTTTCTCAATCGTCCAGTCGACATCCGCCGCGAGGCAAATCTGTGCGATCTGATCGAAGGTCGAACTCGAACAATAGGGGTTCGAGAGAACTTTGTTCACGTTGTTGTTCTCGAACTTGAGCCCGAGGTTTTCCGCCAGCGGTTTCAAGATCGTCTCGATCTTGACCGCGCCGTTGAAGCTCACCGGGTCTGCCTGATCGACCTGCCCATTGATGGCGGTCTGCCCTGTCACACGGAAGGCCACGTCGGGAGCCGACGTCATATCGGCGAACGCGCCCGTGACGGTGCCGATGAAGACCACCGTCATCCCGCTTTCCTTGTCGCCCGCGAGGACCGTGACCGTGTTCGTCGGGAGCAACTGGATTTTCACGCCGAGCGTCGAGAGTTGGTTCATCTGCGACAGCGTCATGCCGTAGATGGCCATATCGAGAGTCGGTGCCGTCTCGCCGCCCGGATTGACGACCTTGGTCGTAATGCGCAGCCCCGGTTTATCCGCTGTGTTCAGGCTGAGCGTGTTGAGCCCTTCCTGCTGGCGCGCGACAGGCGTGTTGCCGAACGATCCATTGGCCAGCACGAACTGCACTTGGATAAGGCGCTGGACGAATGCCATCAGCCGGTCATCCCCGGAAATCCCGCGAAACCGGAAAGCTCGGCGGCTTCGATATAGTACAGACTGAATTGCGCGCCGAGCCCAGTGAAGACAGGATCGAGGCCGGTGCCATTCTCGTCGTAAAATATGAAATCGCCGGCCATGCCGAAGTAGGTATTGCGCACGATGCGGTTCAGGTTTTGGCAAATCACCAGCCCGAGCATCTGCTGGCCGTTCAACTGGATGTTCATGAACAGGCCGCTCGCAAGCTGGCGCAACGTCACCGTGATCGATTGCTCGTCGAGGATCACGTTGAAAACCTGCGAAGGAAGCGGCTGAGTTGGGACGAGTCTCAACTTGGGCCTCCCCCTATGACGGCCGCAGGCGGCGCTGTTGCGTCAACCTTCGCTTTAATCTGAGCCGCCGTTTGCGGCGCAACCGGCTCTGCCTGAACCTGTCCGCCGTTCGACGAGTCCGCCCCGCTAGGCGCGGCCGTCGCGCTCAGGCTCGCATCCGTCGTCACGCGAATCTCGGCCAGCCATACCGCGACCTTCAACAAGCCAACGGTCGCCGCCTGCCGATTGTAGTCGATGTGGATGATGTTGGCGCTGAGATAGGTGAACTCAGGCGTGATCACATCGTAGAGCTTGAGATCGCCGGCAATCGTATCCAGCGAGCGAAGCAACGCCGTGCGGTTGGGCAGGCTGCCGCCAGACGCGAACACGAAGCGCGCCGAATAGGGCGACGCGACCTTGTCGTAGCTCTCGAACGCCCCGCGCTCCAGCGGATAGTCCGCCACCGTCGTCTCGTTCTTGTACTCGAACTGAAGCACGGTATCGAAGTTGACGACCGAATTGCCGTTGCTGTCGAAGATACCCCATTGCGGCGGCAGGATGCCAATCGCGGCGAGATCGCGCGAGATCAGGCCGCCGCCACCCGCCAGCGAAGTGCCCGGAATGAGATTGCTAAGGGGAAGCGCCATCTAGTTCGTGCCTCCGACCTGAGCGGTCGCCGTCGCCTCGGCTTTAGCTTCACTCACCTTTTCCCAAAGAGCCCGCGCCACAGCATCGGGATCAGAGACTCCGGTGATCGTGACCGGCCCCATATAAATGCTAGAACCTTGGCCCTTCTGGATTGTGTTGTTCGTGGTCGTCGTGGTCGTGTCGCGCGCCGCAATCGCCGCGCCAGCGCCGGCTCCTGCCGTTGCGCCAGCCGGGAGCTTTTTCAGCGCACTCGTTTTCTCTTCCGGCGTCAGGTCGTTGTAGTGCTTCTCCAAATCATCAGCGCGACCACGACGGATCGCTGCCTCCTCGCCCGGATGCAACGGCCGTTCGACCTGCGTGCTGAACGCGGCAGCGACATCGCCCGAGTTCTTCATGATGGCGATCTGCCGCCCGGCCGTGCCTGACTGCGGATCGGAGCCGGTGCGCAGTTCGTGCGTGATAAACTTCAACTGATCGAGGCGGCGCTTCTCGGCGTCGATGGTCTTGTCCATCATGTCGTAGCCGAACACCTTCTGGAACATCGCGCGACGCCCGGCGTCCCACTGGAACAAACCCTTCGAGCGGCCGTTGTCGCCGACCGCGTTGATGTCGCCACTGCTCTCACGTGATTCGTTGGCGACGATGCCGATGGCCTGTTCCTTCGTCCACCCCATCCCCTGCAGTGTGCGGATGTCCTTTTGAAGCTGCGCCATGCTGGCCGGGTTGACCGCGCCGCCACCGCCGCCCACGACGCCTTCCTTGACCGCGCCGCCGACCTTGCCGGACTGCTTGTCGAACGGCCCGTTGGTCTTGAACAGGTCTTCACCCGTGATCGCGCGCCAGATGGTGTTCGCTCGATCCGTCACCCAGTCGAACGCGCGGCCGAAGACGTACTTCACCGCATCCCACACCGCCGGTCCCACGTTAGCGATCATCGCCGGCAGGCCAGTCCACCAATCCTTGAACAGCCGCTCCATGGAGCCGATCATCTGGCTCCACGCCCGCTTGATGTCCTCGGCCTTCCCGAAGAACAACTGATAGATCAGGTTGAGCACGCTGCTGTAGACCGCGAGCGTGTCGTTGATGGTTTTCCACATCCACTCGAAGATCGGGACCATCACGCCCTTGATGTCGTTCCACGTGCGGATCGCGATGGCGGAAATCTCTCGCCACCAATCGGCCACGGCCTGATAGAAGTCGCCGAACTTGGACTTGCCGCCCTCCGTCCATGTCGACCAGTCGTCCCACAACAGCAGGATGCCGGCGATCAGCGCCGGGATAATGGCGATCCAGCCGAACAGCGCCACGCCCACGGCGGTCGCCCCCACGGCCATCGCCGTGAACACCCGGTTGGCCTCTTCCTCGTGCTGGCCAAGATAGTCGAAGATGTGCTCGATGCGCCCCATGATCGACACGAGCGTCGGCCCGAGCTTTTCGTTCATGGTCGACTGCAGCTTTTCCAGCGCCAGCGTCGTGCCGGACCATGCGGTCTGCACCCGCTCGGCCATGTCAGTCTCGCCCTTCGTCGGCGCGTAGTGCGCCGCCTTGGCCATCATGGCCTGATATTTCTTCTCCTCCATGAGCACGAGATTGATCAGCGTGGGATCGAGCCCGAGGCCCGCCAGCAGGGAGGACGCCCGGCGCGGGTCCAGATGGCGATCCTGCACGGCTTTTCTGAGCCGTGGAATGGCTTCCATCACGCCCATGATCTGACCGTTGGCCCCGCGCAAGGACACGCCCAGCGCCCGCAAATAGGGCAACACGGCCTTCCCCTGCTCGGGGATCAGGGAGATGTTCACCAACTGGCGATCAAAGGCGGCCATGGATGCCGCCACGCTCTCGGCCGAGCCGCCCGCCAGCCGGGCCGCGTTCTGCCACATGCCAAGCTGCTGAGTCGTGACGCCGAGGATGCGCGCCAGCCGGCCGGTCGCGGCGTCCGACTTAAACACGTCCTCGGCGAACTCTTTCAGCGCCTTGCCGCCAGTGAAGGCGAGGAACAGTTCGATCACCTGCCCGCGAAGCTCGCGCACGAACTCGCTGGCATGCTTGGCCGTCTCACCGATCTCTTTGCCGGTCTTGCTGGCTTCGTCCTTGACCTTTTTGAGATGGTCGCGTGTTTCGTCCGAACCCCGTTTGGTATCCGAGGTATCGAAGCCGAACCGGACGACAAAAGTGTCGATGATGTTCACTTGTTCATCTCCGCTTGGCGGCGACGCAGGACGCGCTCGTTGTGAGCATCGACGACGATGATCTCGTGCAGGTCATAGACATCCTGCAGCGAGTAAACCGTCTGACACTCGATCAGCGTGGCCTTGTTGGCGCTGACTACGGTGCCAATGATGGCGGGGACATTGGCGTAGCTGACGTAGTCGCTCCCGTCGCCGTATTCGATGTCTGGCCGACGACGGGAATGGAAAAACCCGTGTGAAGCTCGAAGACTTCAGTGCGCAGCCGGACGTAGGTGGCGAACTCCTCGATGTCGTCCTCGCCTGACGTTGAGTCGATCCTGAGTGGCCGCGAGAAGTCGATGTTGTTCTTGTCTGGAATGATGCGAACACACTCCATGATCTCGTCCAGCAACGGCTTGAGATCGAACGGATCGACCTTCATGAGAGACGTGAGGCCGATGGTGGCGAGCTTCTGCATGCCAAGGTTGTCGGTGTCGCCGATGTCGGCTCCCGCCTTCCCCAACGCGAGGAGAGCCCGCGTCGCCCACCATTCGGCAGCCGCCGCAGACTTCTCGTTCACCACGAACAGCTTGCCCTTGTCGCGGCCTTCGGCCGAGATCGTTACCAGCTTTGACTTGCGCATTCCTTAGACCCTTCCTCGGAATGAGAGTGATGGCGACGTGTCGCCGGGAAATCGCGGCCTAGTACGGCACCGCGATCATCTGATTCCACGTGATCTCGTACTTGCGCGGCTTGAGCACCTTGCCGGCGTCGGGGATCGGCGGATACATCGTCAGGAAGCCGTTCTGCATGTCCCAACGCTTGCGGATGGCATTGATGCTCACCGAGCCGTAGCACGTGTAAAGATCGCCGAGCGTCTGCTGGGCCTGCCACCACGCATCGAAGATGTCGTTCGAGGCCGAGTTGGCTTCGAGCGTGATCGACTGCTTCGTCTCCGTGAAGACAAAGCCGCCGGAGAGAATGCCGTCGACGCCCATCTGCGTCTCGGCCGCCTTGATAGGCTCCGTCGAGAAGATGTCCTCGACGGAAAACCCTTGCAGGCGTTGCGGCGTCGGGAACACCAACGGGATCGTCAGCGTGAACACCGCATTGTTGGAAGTGATCGTGGCCATCGTGGCGCTCCCTTACTGGATTTCGATGCTGGCGAGGTTGATCTGCTGGACGCTGCCGCCATCGCAGTACCAAAAGGTGCAAGGCGGCGACGTGCGCGCCGCGCGAGCGCTCGGATTGCCCGGCAGGACTTGGAAGTAGTAGCCCTGCGTGAACAGCGCGCCCGTGATGTCGAGGCCGGCGGCGTTGTTCACTTCCTGCTTCTGCAGGCTCGTGAGTTCCACACCCGGCGAGAACGCGCCGAAGTTGAGTCCGGCGTTGATCGTGGTGCCGCACGCCGCAATGATCGCGTCGCGACCGGCTTGCGTGTAGGGGACCGACTTGACCTGCGTCAGAAAGATCATGAGATCGGACTGGAACGAATTGTTCAGCCAAATCTGATCGACGTAAGAGTCGAGCCACACGAACTTGCCGGTGACAGAGCCCGGCGAGAAGAACGTGAAGTTCTGATTGGCCGTCGCGTATGCGCCATAGAAGTTGTAGGCGTTGGCGATCAGGTTCTCGGCGGTCGTCTGGTTCGTCACGCCCGGCGGCAGGCCGGACTGTGACTTGAACTTGAAGGTGATCCGGCCTTGCGTCTCGGTGAAGTCGATGGACGCCATAGCGCCCAAGATGAAGGCCGACGTCTGATAGGTGTTGACCGGATCGTAGATCAGGCAAATGCCCGAGGCGTTCGACTGCGTGAGCAGGTAGCCGAGGCTCGAAGTCGCCGGCACCGTGTTGGTCGCCGTCGCGTCGTTATCGTTGCAGACGTAAAGCCAGCGGTTGTTCTGCGCCGCCGTCCAGTTCGCGAACGCGAGCTTCTGCGTGTTGCCCGAGCCACCATCGGGATCGAACAGGGTCGTGTAGCCGGCCCAGTTCTGCGTGATCTGCACGAGTGACGCCATGAACGTGGCCGGCGTCGTCGCCGCAGCGCCCTGCGAGAGCACCGCACCTTGCGCGGCCTGCAGGAAAATCTGCGGAGCCAACGTGCCGGTCGCGAAGGCGACGGTCGACGGGACGCCAGTGATGCCGGACGTGACCACGAACGCGCCCGCCGTGCTGTCGAAGGTCACGGTCGGAGCCGTGGCAACGGCAGTGATCGCGATGGGGCTGCCCACGGTGGACGACTGGCTGAGCGTGTAGACGCCAGCGCCGCCGGTCGTGCCGGAAACCTGAGCCACGATGATCGAGTTCGCCGTAACGCCCGTGCCCGTGACCGTCTGGCCCGGCGCGAACGTGCCGGTGATCGAGCCGCCGACAGTCATCGCGGTGCCGGCAATCGTGCCGGCGGACGACGTCGCCTCGGTCGGCTCGGAAGCGGTGAGGCCCGTCTGGATAATAGAGGCGGCGTTGCTGTAGCTCGTGCAGCCGGTGAGGTTGATGGAAGCGGCCGTGTGCGTGTAGCCGTCAACCAGCACGGTGAGGCTGCCCGAGTAGCCACCCAGCGTGGCAATCGGGATGCCCGTGATCGTGCCGCCGCGCAGGTAGGCCGCCACCGCCGCATTGGTGTACTGCGTGTAGTAGAGCTTGCCGGGCTTGATGTTCGAGTTATCGAAGCCGGCGAAGTAGTTGAGCGCGGCCTGATACTCCGGCGTGTTGTTGCCGAAGTAGTTGCCGACCGCCGTGGCGCTGCCGAAGGGAGCGGCCGTGCCGGTCGGAACGCGCGTGCTCTCGGTCAAGATCATGCCGTTCAGCGCGAGGCCACTGCCGCCGGCAGCGAGAACGCCGGGATTGACCGTGACGATGTCAGAAGCCGGGATCGTCTGCATGGTTACTGTTTCTCCTCAATCAAGATGGTGGATAGTCGACGTCGACAGAGATCGGCGTGACGACGAGTTGATCGGCGAATTGCTGCGGCACCGTCACCGTTTGGTTCGCCTCCATGTGTGCGGTGATGACGAATCGATTTTCGACTTGCTGTTCCGCGTTCACGAACGGAACCTGCCTCGGGTCGTCCAAGTAGAGCGGCGCGATCTCGAAGCCAGATGCGGCAAAGAGATCGCAGCCAACCTCGTCGCGGAACGTCGCCGAGATCAGCGTTGTGTTGTCCCAAGCGTTCGGGCCGTGAACGTCCCACTGCATCACGACCTCGACGCACTCCATCAAGGTCTGGATGCCGGCAGCGATCACGCCCGACGCGAACGTCTGCGAGATGCTGACGCGATAGGTCCCGATGCCGCCCGGCGTTCCCGAAAGCTGGGATTGGATCACGGTGTTGGCCGCGATGCCGATGCCGAAGATCGTGTGACCGACCGCCAGCGGCGTGTTCCAGTTCGGATTGACGTCCGTGATCGTCAGCGTCGTGAGCGCAATCGATCCCGTGAACACCGCGTCGAACACCTGATCGACGTTCGTGCCGATGCGCGGCGTCAGGATCGGCCACATCACGACGAAGTCGCCGGCATGCGGCTCAGGAACGCGGTTGGCCTGTCCCTGCCGGATCGGCGTACCCGGCGGCAGAACGGCCGACAGGAAGCCGACGACCGCCGTGAAGATGTCCTCTTGCGTAGGAACGACAGAGAGGATCATCGCTACGATCCATTCTGCAACGTCGCGAGGCACGCGACCCACGTTGGCCACTGCTCTTCCACGAGCGCCACGAGCCACACGTTGCCGTCCGGATCGGTGATCAGGTCGCCACCCTTGTTCGAGACGCGCACGAGCCCATCGATGTGGCCATAGAGATAGATGCGCTGCCGAGTCCCCTGAAGGTTGAGCCCGTCAAGGATTTGAATGTCCTTGTAGGAGATCGGCTGGATGTTGCCCTGCACCGTCACTGGAGCGGCGTAGGTAGGTGTTGGCTTGCCCGCGCCGTTGACCGTCTCGCCGGTCGACACCTGCACCACGAGCGGCACCGCTGGAACGACCGCTTGGATCATTCCACGGGACATCGAGAGCAGGTTCATCGATCAGTTCTTGAGAACGACGAAGGCGATCTTGATCGTGCCGTTCAACGCCACCGTGGCGTGGATGTTCTGGATCACGATCACCACGGAGCCGGCGGCAGGCGTCACGGTGCAGACGTTTGGCGTGCCGGTAGTCGCCGTGCCGAGTTGGACCGATACCATCACCTGATCGGCCGCCGCGACCTGCGAGTTGGTCAGCGTCAGTGTGTACTGCGCGCCGGCCGCCGTCGTCAGAGCTTCCGACGTGATCACGCCCGCGTTCTTGTTCAACGTGGCCGCGCCGGCCGTGGCCGCCGCCGTCTTCGTTCCGGTATCGACCTGCGTCGACTGAAGCGACGCAAGCCCGGTGCTGCCGAGCGTAGTGAAGTTGCCGGGAGCCGGCGTCGTGCCGCCGATTGCGCCGGGAGCGGCCGTATCGAGTTGAGCGCCACCCGCGATGGTGTCGAAATTGAGCTTCATTCTGCGTCTCCTGTTTTGACGACCTTGGTCACGCTGTTGAGCATGTTGCCCGTATCGATCAGCGGCTTGCTGAAACCCTTCCGGTCGACGGTCGACTGCGCCAACGGCGGCGACACCAACTCGCGGATCGAGTTTTCAATCTGTTCCTTGATGACATCGCCCATGACGCCGACCGCCTCGACCACGTCGTAGTCGGCCTGCTTGAGCAGCTTCCCGGCCGTGGCTGGCCACTGGCCCTTTTCCTTGGCGATCATGCGCCGGAAGAACGGACGAGGCGGCTGGCCGCGCGATGGCACGCCGTACTCGTTCAGCGCAGCCACGGCGGCCGTCAGCATGCCATCGTCCTCGGTCGCCCCGTTCTGAAAGCCGACGTCGACGTAGGCTCCCCGCCCCCTCATGCCGTCTGCCAGTTCCTTGACGGCGCTCTCGAACCTGTCGCCGCCCGTGATCTTGGTGCTCACCGGCTGTACCACCCGCTCCAACCGGCCCCCGGAATGCCGCCGTTGCCCGGCAGGCCACCGGGCTGCAGGCAGCCGGGCATATACTGCGCCGTCCGGAACTGTGCCGTGGCGGCCCAAAAAGAGGCCCCATACTGCGTCTGATCGAACCACGCCTTTGACATGGCCGGCGGCCCGGTCATGTCCGTCTGGATGGTGACGCTGCCCTGCGTTGCCGAGGACACCCGGCCGACCGGCGTGTTGGCGTCCTTGGCCGATCCGGGGCTCTCGTCACCCTGCGTCTGCGTGTTCAGCGCCGCGATGTGCGCCGTCATGAGGTTCATGAGCAACGACTGGATGCCAGCCGTGGGCGCAGGCGAGGCCCCGGTGTTGTCCCAGTAGAGCGTCGCCTCGTCGAAATACATCTGCGCAAGCGGCTGCGCGACGCTCGCCAGCGCCGGGAACCGTGCGGTCCATGTCGTGTAGTCGAACGTGACGACGTAGCCCATGCTACTGGACCGCGCGCTGCGGCTCGCGCTGGGCGATCTTCTTCGCCAAGTCCTCCTCGGTGCCGACTTGCTTCTGCGTGTCGGTGGAGCGCGGCGCACGATAGTCGTTGTCGTGCTCAAGCGGCTCAAGCCCCGAGCGGAAGCCGCCCTTGCCCTGCTCGGTCGCCATGTCGACGCCGTAGTCGAGCTTTTCGTGGGCAAAGATGCAGCCGTTCTTGACGTAGGCCGAATCTGCGTGAGCCTTGACCCACTCGTCCCAAAACGCCTTGTCGACGCCTTCGGTGACGGCATAGCCCACCACGATGCGGGCCGGGTTCGGATGATCGATGTTCGAGGCGGTCCCCTTCACCTTCACCGGCAAGCCGACCTTGCGGTACAGCGTGACGGTGCGGGAGCCGCCGCCCATGACCGGCTCCCGCGATTCCTCTGCCTTCTCCAACTGCAGAACGAGGCCGTTCGGCAGGTTGCAGAAGACGTTGACTTTCGCGCCGCCCGAAGACGGCTGCTGTGAAGGACCCTTATCCACTTGTGCCATGGCGACGTTACACTCCGAGCATCGAGACGAACGAGACGGGCATGCGGATGACCGCACCCCAAGTGCCGCCAGTGACCTTCTGACGGAAGTCCGACAGGCCCTTGACGATGGTGTGGCTGCGCATCTTCTCGGAGAAGCCGCAGTAGCCGCTCTCCTGCCCTTCGAGGCTTTCCGCGAAAAGCTGCACGAGGTTGCCGCCGACCACGCCTTGCGGGTTGGACGCCGACTGCACGCCGTATTGCACGGCGTTCTCGATGCGGATGTTCGGGAAGTTCTTCTTGAGCAGGTCTTCGACGTTCACGTTGAACGAGTTCGTGAAGGTCAGGGCCACTTCCGAGCCGGGCGACATCGCCAGCACGACCTTGGTGTCCTTGTCGGCGAGGCCGCCGGTCTGCTGAACCAGCGACTCGAACATGGTGACGATGTCGTTGTAGACCTCGTTCGCCGTGGCGTTCGGTGCGCCCGTGTTGGTGAACCACGTCTGGCCGCCGTTGGCCTTCGTGGCCGGCGTGAGCGACGCCGCGAAGTACGGGTTGTTGAGCAGGCCGTAGTTGCGAAGGCCGCGCACGCCGAAGAAGTAGGTGACGTTCGCGTACTTCTGCATGATCGTCGCGGCAGCCGCGTTGATCTGCGACACCCAGTTGATCTTGGCGAGGCCGGCACGCGCAAGCTCGCGCTCGCCGTACTCCATGATCGTCTGGAACAGGTAGTTCTGGAACTGCGGCCAGTTGGTGTTGACACCAGCGCGGCCGTTCATCGAGCGGTCGCCGTAGGACGACACTTCGCCGGTCGCCTCAGTGACCGGGAACATCGCCGTGTCGGTGATCCAGTCGCCGTAGCGCTTCTCGCCGAGGATGATCGCGGCCTTCGACGGCGAGAACAGAATCTCGAAGATGGCCGGATCGATGTAGGTGGTGAGCATCGCCGGCACACCCGAGTTCGGGTCGGTGGCGAGGCCCGGCTGATAGGCCGCGTCCATGGCCAACATCTCGTTGGCCAGCATGGCGTTGCGGCGGACAGGCTCAGGCAGGTAGGAGCGCGCACCGATGTAGATGCCGTTTTCCTCGTGCTGAGCACGATCCTGTTCCCAAGCGCTGAACGCCTCTTGGGTGTTTGCAAAGCGGGTAGGCATTTGTCTGGCTTCCTTTCTTGGGGTTAGCCGAGCAGGTGGTCGGAAATCTTGACGAGGCCGCCGGCCACCGCCGAAGACATCGCAACCCACTTCGTCGCGACATTGAGGGTCGCCGTGATGGACGAACTGGTCACGGTCTGCGTGGTCTGCACGATGTACGTGCCGAGCCCGCCCGTGCCGGTGCCCAGCGCGGTGATCATGGTGCCGGCCGTCACGCCGCCGCCGCCGGAGCCGGCGAGGACATCGCCGATGCCGAACAGGCCAGTGAGGCCCGAGACAGCCGTGAAGGTGCCGAACGTGCCCGAGATCGTGGTCGAGGACACGGTCTGCGCCGGGATGCTCAGGGTGTAGGTGCCGACACCGTTGGGAGTGCCGGTAAGCTGGCTGGTGATGATCGTGCCAGCCGCAGCGCCCGAAGTGATCAGGCCGCCGACCTGAACGGTGCCTGCCGTGACGGTCAGGATTTCGTTCGTGATCGAGCCCGTCGAGGAGAACGTGCCCGCCGCGATGGTGCCGGTCACGGATGCAGCGGCAGCGGCCGATGCGAACGTCACCTTGCCGTCAGCGTAGTTGGCGTAGGCCGTCTGGCCGACGAGCGCCTGCGTGGCACCATCGTTGACGACCCAAAAGCCACCGCCGCTGTAGAGTGTGCACATGAAGCCCGGCGCGATGACCATGCTGGCATCGTCCAGATACTTCGTGATCAGCGCTTGCTGCTCGCGAGCAACGAAGCCAGTGACAGGCCCGGTGCCGTTGTTGCTGACGATGGCGGCAGCGCCGTCATTGTCGACGGGCTGCGTGGCCCAAGCGAAGCGGCCGATGGTGAGGCCAGCGGCCCCAACCACGAGCGCGCCCTGCCCGGCGTCCACCGTGAAGCGCGGGTTGTGATCGCAGAAGTCACCCGCAATCGCGACTGCGGGCTGCGAAGCAACCCCAGTCTGAAAGCCGTTCGTCGCAGTCATGTTTTCGTCTCCTTGTTAGGCGTGGCTGATGCGCTGAGCGTTCGCCCAACGGCCCGCGTAGCCCTCGGCCGCCTTCGCATCCATGGCGAGAGCCGGCTTCGGCGTGGTGGTGCTGCCGGGCTTGGGCAGCTTGAGCAGGAGAGGCTTCAGCGCCTCCGCCGGCAGGTCCTTGTGGTCGACGCCGAGCGTGCCCAGCGTGGCGCGCAGGACGGCCTCGGCGCTGTCGTGAGCCAGCGGAGAGACGACGCCCACGAACGGGCGAGCGATCTCGATGGCCTCGGCCTTCGCGCGATTGGCCGCGTTGGTTTCAGCGACCGCGCTCTTGATGGCTTCGTCCATCGCGGCCTTGGTGACTTCAGGCTTCATCTTGGGGTCGTCCTCGTCTTCTGCGGGCTCGCCGCCCATCATGCTGCCGATCTCGGAGATGTCGTCTTCGCTCATGCCCTTGGCGCGCAAGGCGTCCATGACCTTCTTGTTCTTGTCGTCCGGCTTGGCCGGAACGGCAGAGTTCGGTGCGGTAGCGGCTGCAGCCGGCGGCGCGGCCGCAGCGGCAGGAGCCGCAACAGCGGCCGGCGCGACGTCCGGCACGGGATCGGCGGCCGACTGGCCTTCGATCATGTCCAGCAGGCGCATCGCGATGTCATCGGGACCGTGGCCGCCGGGACCGGCAGCCTTGGCGGCCGGGTTGAGCATCGGGTCGGCCGCATCCTTCGCGCCCTTCCAGATGGCGGCCTTGCGCGCCTTGAAGTTCTGCGGCGTCACGTCCTTGAGAACCGACGTGAGATCGAGAGCCGCATCCTTGGCGAGCTTCGGCATCAAGTAGACGGTGAGCGCCGCCTGAGTCCGAGCCGCAATTCGCGAGAGCTTCACAGCTTCCGGCATTTCTGTCTCCTGTTGTTGAACCATGGCTTCGTCGGCCACGACAACGTCGGGTCCGGCTCTACCTTTTTTGACCAGCGCTACGTGGTTGAAGACGATGCCGCGCATCACACCGTCAAAGGGCACGCCCTCGTAAACACCCGGCGTCATGTCCGGCGTGTAGCGGTACGAGGACGAGAGTTCTTCCTGCTCGCCGTCCAAGACCTTATCGATGGCCTTCTGTGACCAAATGACCATCGAGTTATCGAGATACGGCGCGTTGAACGTCGCATCCGATCCTGTCGCGCCCACGGTGATACTCGGCTTGTAGTCAGCCGCGTTCACGGGCTCATGCTTGATCAAGACCTGCATGCGGTTCGACGTGGCGGCTGCCTTGGCAAGCTCGCTCGGATCGCGCAACAGGTGATAGACCTTCTTCGGATCGAGCCCGAGCTTGAGGCAGTCGGGAATCTCAGAGCCGAGATACGGCGACACGCACGCCTTCGAGATGTGCGTCATCGCCACGTGCATCTTGCCGTCGACATCGAGCGACCGCGCGCTCTCGAAATCGTTGGCCATCACCGGGAACGTGTCGCGGTACTGCGCCTCGACCACCAAGCGATCCATCGCAAACGTCACCGGCAGGCTGTCGTCGGCGACCTTGCGCGTCGTGCCTTCCAGCGTGGCCCGCACGCCCGGATGCACCGGCTTCGGCAGGTTATCGAGCGGGCACCACTGATAGTCCGTGTGCTCACTGTTCAGCATCGGCGCGAACTCGTCGTCGACGAACGCGCAATAGGTGACGTATTTGTCCGTCTGATCCAGCACCTTGAGATCGCCCGGTATCCAGCCGATCTCCTCCGACGCCTCGCGGCGGACAGCCTGCTCCGGCGTCTCGTCCTCGTCGATGTGGCCGCCCGGCAGGCTCCAGTAGCCGGCGTAGTTCTCCTCATCCGGCGAGCGGCGCAACAGCAGCACGCGCATCGGCGTTCCGTCGTGATCGGGACGGCAGAAGATCGCAACCCCGGCCGCAACCGGCTCGGGCTTGTCTTCGATGAATAGCTTTAGAAGTCCAGAAAGCAGGCCGCGCCAACCCGTAGGCTGCGCGTCAGCGGCTACAGTTCGCCGAGATAGTGCGCCTGCTCCAAAGACAGAAAGGCTTCCTGCGGGGTCATCTTCCGACCCAGCGCCCGCTCCAGCGTCGCGAGGAGCTTCAGTTCTTCCGGCGTCCGCTGCGGCTGCTGCTGCGCGGCTTCGCTCTTTTGCGGCGTCCCAGTCGTTGCCATAAACCTTGCTCCTTTCCGGGGTCGTCCAATGCTCATGATCCGCAGCGCGGTCCAGAGCCTCAGACACACCTTCACTTCCCATATGGTGACGCAGGGACATGAATACAATGTCCGGCTGCCCTCGTTTTGAGAAGTCCCAGCCCGGCGGCGCGAAGTCCGGATTGAACTTCATGCGCTGATCTTCCTCGAACCCGAACTGGTGATAGAAGCTCGGCAGGAAGCCGTCGTAGCAATCCAGCGTCTTGCCACCCGCCAAGATGGCCGCGACCATCGCCATGGCACCAGCGCCTTTGGGGCCGCCGTTGTTGAAGACGTTCTGGATGTCTCCCTTGGGGTCAACCGAAACGCCGACCGTCCCATCCTTGTTCATGAGCAGCTTGTGATCGGCCAGTTCCTCCGCAGGATGCGGCGACAGGAACTCCGGCTTCGTCGACTTGTCGCGCGCCTTCACGAACGCATCGGCCGGCACCGACTGCAACTCCACTGGCGGACTATCCGGAGATCCGCCGAGCCTGTTCCAAAGCGTGTCGTGCAGCGACTTCGCCTGCTTGCGCGTCATGTACTCGACGCCACCGCTGGGCAGTTCCGCCTTGATCGGCTGCTCCTCACCGTTCGGCTGGCGCTCGGCCGGCTGCGACAGCGCGTGCCGCAGCGTCTCGCGAAGCTCGTGTGCTTGCTTCATCGACAGGAACGCAGCGCTCCCGCTCGGCAGGCTCACTTTGGTTGGCTGCTGTTCGCCACTGGGCTGCTTGCCTCCGTGACGAACAGCAGGACCACCCCCGCCCCCAGCGGACGTAAACTCTCCAGCGTTCTGCGGCTGGCCGCGCGGATGCTCACTCTCCACCCAGCGCACGCCCGGCGCTTTGTCCTCGGCACGCTTCGGCTTCGCGCGCTTCGCCTTCACGAACGCCCTGATCTTCGCCTTGCTGTGCGCGTCCTTCACTTCCGGCGACAACCAGTACGGTAGGTTCTGGCTCACTTCCATGTGCAGGATGTCGACGACGTTGGGGTTGCCCATCACGCCGCCTGCGCCAACTCTGCCTTGTCCATCTCGGCGGACATTTCCTTCACATACTTGTCGGTGTCGGCCTTGGCCTGCGCTTGTTGCTCAGGCGTCATCGCTTCCCACGCCTTCTTCGCGTCGGCCTCCTGCTTCGCCCACGCCGCGTTGCCCTTGTTGATGTGCATCTTCAGCTTCGCGTCCTCGATGTCATCCTTCGACGCCAAGTCCGACAGCTTCACATGGCCAGCCACGAGCGCGGCCTTGTCGTTGTCCGAAAGGCTCAAATGCTCGGCCCACTTATCCGCTTCCGCCGGGTCCATGCCGCCCTCCGCCTTCGGCGCTGTCCAGTCCTTGTAGAGCGCCGCGTGACCGGCGATCAGTGCCGCCTTGTCCTCGGGCGAGAGCTTCTGATAGTCCGCATACTTCTCGACTTCCGTCGGCGTCATTTCCCACGCCTGACCACCGGGCTTGAGAAGTTCGGCGACCTTCCATGACGGCTTTGGCGAAGCATTCGCCGGCTCGGCCGCAAGCGCAAGATCGTCAGACTTCATGCCGTCCATCGGCAGCACGCCAAACTCCGGGGCCTTGTGCGCCCACGCATCCCACTTGTTCCAAGCCGTACCAGCCACGACCACTTCACGCTCCGCTTTGATGTTGATGCCGTAAGCCGGCACCGAGATCACTGCGGTACGCGGCACCTGCACGCGCAAGACGACACGATGCTCGTCACCGTCCCAGTCATTCGAGACGCCCGCCTTGAGCGACGTCGACGCGCAACCGTTCCGGTCGATGTGCATGTCCGGCAGCTTCACGAACGGCTCGTCGGCGTAGCCCGCCTTCACCGGCTCCTGACGCGAGCCGCCCGATGCCGGAATCTCTGCTGTCACCATCTTGTCGAGCCACGGCGCTTTCACTTCTGGCGTCGACACGATGGCCGCCTTGGCTGCCGCCTTCTGCTCCGGCGTCATTACCTTGTTCACGTCGATCATCTGTTCGATGCCTGCGCGCGTTGGAGCAGATGCCGCGTCTCCGCTGTTGGTGGAGTAAGGACTGCGCGCGAACTCACCCACGATCTGATCTCGCTTGTGATAAATCTCAGCCAGCGCATCCTTCTTCGCCTTGTACTCCTCCTCGGTGAAACGGCGACCCAGCGCAGACTCGTCGAACTTTTTGTCGATCTCCTTCACGTCTTCACGCAGCTTCGTCAGCAGTTCCGTCTTGAACGGCTTCAGGTTGAGCTTGTGCTCCTCCTTCTTCTCGAACTTCGAGCGGATGCGCTTGACGTAGTTGTCGGCGTCGGACTTGTTGCCGAACTCCAACGGGCGCAACTGATCGATCATGTTCAGTTCGTCCATCTTGCCTTGGTAGTACCCGACAATCTTCACTTGCTCGTCGTAGTCGTTGTTCTCCGAAACCTCCTTGCCGAGCGCGAGATTCTTTTCAGCGGTCAATTCTTTCTTGCCCGCTTCAATGGCAGAATGGATGTCGACGGTGAACTTGGCCGGCTCTCCGTAGGCGTCCGGCTTGTCGATCCCGCGATAGGCTTCGACCGTGTGGATGCCGGCCTTGTCCATCATGTACTGCGTCGTCTCCCACTTCGCGCGGACGTAGGCTTTCAGGCCCTCGTAGCCGCCGATGCTGGCGTAGTTGCTGTTGGCGTAGTCGACGCCGCGCTGACGGGACACATCCTTGAACTCGTAGAGCCGGCCGCCCAGTTCGTCAGCGACCGCGACCTGCAGCGCGATAGCGTCGGGGCTTGTGGAACTGCCCTTCCATGCGTGCCAAATCTTCCCATCCAGATGCGAGATGGTCCCGAATAGATTGCCAGCCGAGAGCTTCGACAGGCCGCGCTGCTTGATAAGGTCGGCCGCGCGCTGGACGCTCACATGCCGGGCGACTTGCTGCGTCAGCTTGTAATTCTGCGAGCCCTCATCCGACTGCATCGGATCGAACTTCTTCGGGAGCGCCGTAATCTCATCGCCCTCGGCGTCATCGTCCTTCGACGCCCCGTGATCGGAGACGGCCTGCTCCCACTTGTGGCTTAGATACTGCTCGGCGTGCTTGAACTTCTGCTTGTCCTCGATCTGATCCCAGTAGTCTTCTTCCTGCTCGTCAACGCCGTCCTTCAGGTACTCAGGCGGATCGACCTTGTAGGCGACCTTCTCGGCGTAGGCGTTGCCTTCCTTGTTGACGGCATCGAGCAAATCCTTCCGCACGTCCTCGCTGAGAACGTCCGGCTTCACGCCGGCAGCGGCGGCCAACTTCTCCAGCACGTCCTCGTCGAAGCTCGCGTCGACTTCCTTGCTGTCGCTGTATTTTCCCGCATCGACCGATTCCACGTTGATGGCGCTCAACAGTTGCTCGGTCGTGAACGGGATCGCCTTGCCGTTCTCCCCGTCGTTGTCGTCCAAGTAGTCTTGGATCGCCTCGTGCGCCCAGTCGCGTTCGCTGCCATCCTTGAAATCGTTGACGACGTTCTCGACGGACTCTTTCAGTTGGTCGCCGTTGTCGATCCAGCTTTCGACTTCGCTGTTGTAGAAGTCATCGAAGGCGTCCTGCTTCCACTTGTTCTTCGTCTCCTCTTTGTCGTCGTCGCTCACCATGTCCCAGTCTTCGGGAATGTAGGGCGCATCATCGTCCGATTCGTCTTCGTCTTCCTCGCTCGCGGCGGCCGGCGCAGTCTCGCCGACCGATTTCGTAACGATCTTGTCGATCTCAGGATAGGCCGCGACGTACTCGTTCTCCAGACGCCCGGCTGTTTTCTTGTTCCACAAGTCGCCGCCGACGTTCACCACCTCGGGATGCGGCTCCTTCGCTGGCGGTGCCGGCGGCTGGGCCGACGCGCCGCCGCTCGGGTTGCTCGCGAACTCGCCCGCATTCTCCGGCTGGCCGCGAGGATGATCGGCCTCGTTCCATTCGTCGTTGACCTTCGGCGACTTGGGATCGTAGGTGCCCTTGTTGCCGCTGGCGCTCTTGATCTGCGTCGGCTCGAACGCGATGTAGTGTGTCGTGTCCGGCGTCACGCCCTCCATGGGCTTGCCGATCTTCTTCGAGCTTCCGAACTTCGTGTCGACGGTGTGATCTACAATCCCATCGAAGCCAGTCTCTTGCAGCGCGCGGCGCAGGATTTCCTTCGAGACGAGTTTTCCGTCGTCGTCCGTGTAGTAACCGAACTTCTCGTCCTCGCTTGCGAGCTTCGAGAGATCAGAAGCCGAGATGCCGCCGCCATAGCCAGCCTCAACCAGCTTGCCGACCAGATCATCGACGTCTCCGTCGTGGTACTCCTCGGCGATCCCGCGAAGGTTCTTGATGAAGTCGACGAGCGTGCCCTTCTCTACTCCGGTCGGCTCGCCCTCGTCGTCGCGCGCCTCCTCGTAGTCCAAGCTCGTCTCGTTGTCGCCACCGACCACGAACGGCTTGTCCATCTTGAGGTAGACCGGCATCACCGCGCCCTCATGCTGTGCGAACTCGGCACGCGCACGGGCTTGGATGTCGGGGTCGTCGTAGTTCTTGTCCTCCTCGCCTGCGATTTGCTCGGCGCGGTTCTGAATCTTGTTCGTCAGGTCCGGCCCGAAGCCGGCGTAGTTCACCGACACGTCTTCCGGCGTGTTAGTGAAGTAGAAACCTGAGCCCCAGTCGCTTTCCGGGTTCGCCTTCGAGCGGTCGAACTGATCGAAGTCGACCGTGGTGCCGTGGTACAGCACGAGCGGCTTGCCCGTGGCGCTTCGGACCTTGCTCTTGCCAAACCAGTTCTTGAAGGCCGGCGTGTTGGTCTTCTCTCGGTTTGGCTTCGCTGCCTTGGGCTTGGGCGCAGCACCACCGCCACCGCCGCCGCTCGTCCACTTGCCGTCCTGTTCGCGCGGCTCACCCGGATCGTATTCGTCCTGAGCGATCCAGCCTTTCTTGTCGATAACGCTGCCGCTGTCGTCAGTGAACTTGAGCTTGCGCCCGTCCTTCCAAGCCAACGGGAAGCCAAAACCCTCATCCATTTCGTCCGGCGTAATACCAAGGACGTCCGCCATCCTGCGATGGGTCGCCCAAAACCCATCCCAAGCGTACACCTTCCCATCGGTGTCTTTGATCAGTCGAACCGAAGGATCGTCGTCGTCAGCGTTCGCGAGCAACGTCTCGATGTCGTCCTGCGTGGGGTTGATCGCGACCTCTACTTTGTTTTTCCCGACGTGAGCGACTGTCCATTTGGTGTTTTTCTTAGCGCCCTTCTGGAGGCCACCACCACCGGCGGTCCACTTGCCATCGGCTTCGCGCTGCTCGCTCGGATCGAAGCCGTCGCCGACGAAGCCCGAGATCAGCTTCGCGATCTTGCGCTTCGAGGCCGCGTCCTTCACCAGCTTGCGCGGGTAGTCCCACCACGCCTTCTGCGAGAGGAACTGATAGATCAGGTCGCTGAAATCGTCGTTGCCGCGCGCCGTCTTCTCGGCGATGGCCTCGGCCTGCTTCTGCGGATGGCCCGCGCGGACAAGCTCGGCGATGTTCGCCGAGATCGCAGCCTGCGACGAGCCCTTCTGGAGCGGCACGGCTACTTCTCTTTAGCCTTCGCCGCCGCGCCGTCTTCGGCCTTGCGCTTCGCCGCCTCGGCTTCGAGCATCTGCACCTTGGCCGACAGCCCGACGATGCGCGTGTTCGCTTCCGTCAAAAGCTGCTGGTAGGCGTTAAGCATGTGATCCTGCGGCGTCGCCTGTTGGGCATAGGCAAGACCCACGGTCAGGATGTATGCGGCAGCAAGAATTGCAGCAAGCAGCCACCTGTTCGTGACGCAGCCGACAACCATCTGGCGAGAGATCATTGCGCCACCATGAGCTTGTAGACCGTTCCGCCGATGTCGACGAAGATCGAGCGCGTCGTGTCCAGTACGACCGCACCAGTCTGCAACGCGCCGAACTTCCAAAGGGGAGAACTGGAGCCCGCAGGCGCACCCGTCGAAAGAGCGCTTCCTGTCGGACCGGCCATCGACGACGAGCTAAAAAGCCAAGACACGCTGTTAGTGTTGAGCGTAACGGTGGTTGCATTGATCAGGGCCGTACCACCATTCACATACCACTGAGAGTTTCCAGATGGGACGTACATGCTGGTGATGGTGATCGTGTCACCAAACTTCGCCTGCCCTGTAGTCGCCAAATCGTATGAGCCAATGCTCGCGCCATTGAGCGCGAGCGACGTCATCGTGCAGATGGTCGTGCAGCCGCCACCGCCCGCCGTCTGGAACGTCGGCAGAGCGCCCGCGCCATTGGAAGTCAGAACTTGTCCAGCGGTGCCTACGGTGCCGCTCTGCAGGGCGGCCGTTCCCGTCGTGCCGCCGAAGACAGGCGCATACGCGGTCAGCGTGGCATTGCCAGTGCCGCCGCCCGCGACGTTCACCGGGCCAGTCATCATCGACGTGAAGTTGGCCGCCGATGGCGTCCCGAGGAAGGTCGCTACGCCCGTTCCGAGGCCAGAGACGCCCGTGCTTATCGGAAGCGACGTAGCGTTAGTCAGCGTGATCGATGAAGGCGTGCCGCCCGCACCATTGAAAGTGACTGGAGCGCCAGCGCTTCCAATGTTGTTGCCGAGCGCCGTTGAGACACCTGTCCCGAAGCCCGTGATGCTCGCCTTGGGCAGTCCCGCGGCGTTGGTCAGCGTCAGCGAGGACGGAGTGCCGCCCGCGCCGTTGAACAACACGGGAGCGCCTGCGTTGCCCACATTGACGCCCAGCGCCGTGGCGATGCCCGTGCCGAGCCCGGTCACATCGGTAATGGCCACGGTTGCGGCGATTGCCGAATTGCAAGCGAAGCCCGTGTTGGTCGTCCACTGCAGCGCCTTGCTGGCCGTGTCGCAAGACGGCATGGAGAACGGGGTCGGGCCGGTCGATCCCGACGTCGCGTTCGCGAGGACCGTGTTGGCCGCCGCGTCGGCAAGGTTCGGGTTCGGATAGACGCCGCCGAGCGCGCCGCCGGCTGGCCCGGTCGGAGGACCACCACCACCGCCGCCCGATCCGTTGTCGATGCCACCGCCGACGTTCTGCGCCAGCGCAGGCCATGCCCACGCCAGCATCACCGCGAGGAGGAGAGCCCGGAACTTCATTACTGCACGCTGTACCAAAGGATGCCAGCGCACGCGGTCGCCGAGATGTCGTTGATCACCAGCGCGTCACCCGCGTTCGTGATCAGGTAGGCGGCCGTCGCCGTGAGCGGTTTGCTGTAAGCTGAGAGCAGGATCGCGCCCGTGAGGCTCGTCGACGCGCCGGACTTGAACGTCAAGTTCGTCGGCGTGGCGCACGAGATGTCCCAGCCCCACACGAAGATGCGCTTGCCCGTCTGGCCAGCGACGACGGTATTGTCGCCGCTCGCGCTAAACGACAGCACCGCACGTTGATTGAACCCTTGCGCCTCGACCTTGCTCGTGACGAGCAGGGTGAGCAACGCGCAGAGCAGAGAGATACAGCGACCCATTCTCAGCACTCCTCGAAGTCCTTGTCGTTGCGCTTCATGTCGACCGATCTCGGCGCGACGCGGCGAAGCCAGTCCGCGTGATTGTGGAGCATCGCTCCGATCTCCGACGCGAAGTGCATGTCGGCCTCGCCAGCGATGATGGACTTGGCTTGATCATCGCTGATACCAAGATCAGTGGGCCGCATCGAAAACTTGCAGCCATCGGCGAGATCAAGATGAAAGCGCATTTTGGTCCCTTTCCGTTGGCAGCTTGTTGGCCTTCGACAGATTGTCTCGGGCCGGCAAGACCTGCAGGTTGGTGTGAACGTGCAGACCGCAAACCGTGCGGCCCTGCAATGGATAGACGTGCAGGTCTTCATTACGGACGCTGCAACCCCGGAAACAATGACTGGCTGGTGCATCGACAATTTATAAGCTGACCGGGCCAAATCCATTCTTTCTCGTGCGGATCATACCATCCAGTCGCGACATCGTAGAGGTTGCCATCGTTTGCCAAGTGCGTAGGGCGCGGCGTCTTTCCCGCATGAGAATGTTTCCAGCGCGCCTTTGTCACCCCTATCTCAAGCTGCCTCGCCCTATTGAAAGCGGATGTAGCTTTCTGATTTTGATCTCTCGCAATGAGAGACGCCCGCCTTCGTGTGACACCGAACTGCTCCTCAAGCTCTTTGCGCAGCCCGCCGACGTCACGCCCCGTCTGCACCGACCGCATCACCGCGCCACCGACCGCAGTCAGGTATTGCTCGGGGATGCTCTTGATCAGCGTCACGTTCTCGGCCACGACCGCTTCGAGGATGTCCCTCTGCGCTGGCGTCAGCTTGAACGCCACGGCGAAGCCGGCCTTCGTCAAGATCGCCTTCAACTGCATGTCACTGCGCTGGCTGGCCGCCTGCGCGAAATACTCCGCAAGTTCCTGCGCCCCGGTGTCGAAGCTCGCGCGCCACTGCTTCGAGAGTTCCCTGAACAGCCGGCGCAACTGATCGGACGGTAGCTCGTCCATCGCCATGTCCGTGATCACCGGGCTATTCGGATCGAACGTGCCCTTGTTGCCGTAGGCGCTCTTGACCTGCTTCGGATCGAACACGGCGAACGTCGGTATCTTGCCCTCGTTCACCTTCACGCCGTCATAGCCGGCCGCCTTGGCTGCCGCGACGAACTCCGGCGTGTGAATGATCCGATGCACCAGAAACTTTTGCTCGGTGCCGTCGACCACTTCATCGCCGTACTTGCCGACTGTGAAGTTCAAGCCCGTGAGCTTGCGTATCTCTGCGTAGGTCGATTTGTCGTTCATGTCCTTCTTGATCACGACCGGCTTCTCGATCTTGAGAAACACCGGATAAACCGTTGGCGATTGACCCTCGCCATATGACTTCGCGCCAGAATACTTGTCGGCCAGCGCCGGCTTCGTGGAGAACCACGCGCCCGTCTCCGTGTTGAACTCCTTAATGCCGAGTTCTCCGGTCCCGTGATAGACGACCATCGGCACACCACGAG